TGCAGCAGCTCAGAATAACTTGGTTGTTGTTGGGGAGCTTGATAGTATTTATATTGATGAATCAGATGTTCAGCACGACAACGTAGTTCAATTGGACGATTATAGGAATTTACATTAATGTTAAAATATATATTTACTTTATTATTGATAGCTGGTTGTGCACACACACCTGAGAAAAAAGAATGGAACGATAGGTACGACCCCAGCGAGTGGCGTAAACAATTTGAAAAGTGTAAAGCAATTCATTACACTACTTATCCTGAAGAGATAATATTAGAAGAATGGGATAACTGTATGCAGGAGAAAGATTATTTTGGCAAAGAGTAAACAAATAGGCAGTGACGAAAAACCCGTTACCTTTACGTCTCCTATATACAAGAACTCACACGGAAGCAAAGGTGCTAACCCTAGACCCGGATTCTATACACAAGACTATAGAGATAACTGGGATAGAATATTCGGTAAAAAGAAAGCCGAGGAGAAAAAAGACTAATGGGAATGATCAGCGAATGGTTAGATAAAGTAAAGAAAGCTTATAGTAAGTTATTCAAGAAAGCTCTAACCCCAAAGAAACAAACAACTAAGAGGAAAACAAATGTTAAAAGAACTACTAGAAAAAAGAGTAAATAGTATTATCGAAACCAATGACCTAACAGACATGCAAGTCTGGGGTATATGGTGTGGTATAGGATTTATATCAGCTTTTATTGTTATGTGGATAGTCTAAAAGACTAGATAATCTAAATGTTATTACCTGACGGATATGTAAAAAGAAAAACTTCAACTATTCCGTTTGGGTATGAGTTAGATAATATCACAGGATATTTAAAACCAATTGAAGAACAACTAGAAGCTTTACAAATTGCAGAAAATATGATAGTGAACGAAGAGGTATCACTTCAAGCTGCAGTAGATTGGTTAGAATTTAAAACAGAACGAAAGATTTCTACTCCCGGTTTAAAGAAACACGTAGATAAAAAATATGGTAAACGAAACGAAAGACTGGGAGAGGAATCCTCATCTCTACTTACAGGATGATGATGGTAACTTTGTCTTAAAGAAAGACGGAACTCCTAAAAAGAAAGCAGGTCGTCCTAAGACCTCAACTGAAAAAGCAATCAAAGCTGCAAGAGCTACGGTTGGTCGTAAACAGCGTAACATTAAAAAGCTTGAAGCCAAGCTTAACAACGCTAGACAATCTTTTAAAAAACAAAAAGAAACAATTCAAAAACTTGACAAGACTGTAGAAGGTCCTGTCACTGAAGATGAACTTGACAATCTTCCCAAGGCTGTACAAGAAAATCTAGACAACCACAAAGTATTATTCCACGCTAACGAAGGTCCACAGACAGACTTTCTTGCTGCCGGTGAAAAAGATGTACTGTATGGTGGAGCTGCTGGTGGTGGTAAATCTTTTGCCATGATCGTAGACCCACTAAGGTATTGTCACAAGAAAGCTCATCGTGCTTTAATCCTTAGACGTTCTATGCCAGAACTAAGGGAGATGATTGATAAGTCTCGTGAGTTATATCCACAAGCTTTTCCCGGTGCTAAGTTCAGAGAAGTTGAAAAGCTTTGGAACTTTCCAAGCGGTGCAAAGGTTGAGTTTGGTTTCCTTGAGAGAGATGCAGACGTATACAGATACCAAGGACAAGCATATAGCTGGATAGGTTTTGATGAGATTACCCACTTACCCACAGAATTTAGTTGGAACTATCTTGCTTCACGACTAAGAACAACTGACCCAGAAATACAAACATACCTTCGCTGTACTGCTAATCCCGGTGGTGTTGGTTCTCATTGGGTAAAGAAAAGATACATAGAACCTTCAGAGCATAATAAATCTTTTGCCGGTGCTGATGGTTTAACACGTAAGTTTATTCCGGCTAAGTTAGCTGATAACCCATACCTTGCAGAGGATGGTGTCTATGAGCAAATGCTTAAATCTTTACCACCGATTCAACGCAGACAATTACTTGAAGGTAATTGGGATGTGGCAGAAGGAGCAGCATTTGTAGAGTTTGACCCACTTCAACATGTTATTACTCCGTTTGAATTACCTTTACACTGGGAAAGACTTAAAGCAGTTGACTATGGATACGCTGCAGAAAGCTGTTGTTTGTGGGGAATAATGGACCAAAATGACGGAACTTTAATAATTTATAGAGAATTATACAGAAAAGGCTTGACAGGAGAAGAATTAGGTAGTATAATAACAAGTATGGAGCTAGAAGACCCTTACTCGGTCTCTGGTGTCTTGGATACAGCAGCGTGGGCTAGAACAGGTACTACAGGACCTACTGTTGGAGAAGCACTTGTACGAGCAGGACATAAGCTTAGACCGGCAGATAAGAACAGAGTACAAGGTAAAATCCAGATACATGAGTTTCTAAAGGTTCAAGAGAATGGTAGACCTAAGTTACAGATATTTAATACATGTCCTAACTTAATAAGAGAATTACAGTCTATACCGTTATCAAAGAACAATCCGGAGGATGTGGATACACATGCTTCCGATCACGCATATGATGCACTGCGTTATATGATAATGAGTAGACCACGAATGGTAAGTACATTCGAGAGGTTGAGAGGATTAAAAAGAGATATCCATCAACCTGCTGATTCAACATTTGGATATTAAGTTTTATGGCAGATAACGAGAATACATTTTTAAACGCTGATAACATCTACGAAGACGTAGAAGGTGAAGCTGGTAAAAATCTTAATTTAGAAATAGAACAGAAAAGTAATCTTGTTGGTATTATTAAAGATAGGTTTCAAGTATCAGAAGATTCAAGACGTTCAGATGAATCACGTTGGTTAAAGGCTTACGAAAACTATAGAGGACTTTACAATAAGTCTGTTAAGTTTAGAGACTCTGAAAAATCTAGAGTCTTTGTTAAGATTACCAAAACAAAAGTACTAGCTGCTTTTGGTCAACTTGTTGATGTAATCTTTGGTACAGGTAAATTTCCAATTGGTATTACAGAAACTAAAATACCAGAAGGTGAATTAGCTAACGCACATTTAGATACTCAAACAGGTGCACCCGGATTAGAAAGCACTATGGGTGGTGGTGAGTTACCAGATGATATTGGTAACAGAATGGATAACCCTTACGATGTTGGTTACGAAGGTGATGGTAAGGTTCTTAAACCCGGAGCTACATTTAACAAAGGAATCTTTGAGGACAGTCTTGAAGATAAAGTAGAAGACCAACTGGTTGAAGGCTTTAGTCCTATACCTACAATGTTAGAAATTTCTCCAGCACAGAAAGCTGCAAGGAGAATGGAAAAACTTATCCACGATCAAATAGATGAATCCAAAGGTTCATCAGAAATTAGAAATGCTCTTTTAGAATCTTCTTTACTTGGTACAGGGATTGTAAAAGGACCATTTAACTTTAACAAGAAACTTCACAAATGGGATACTGGTGAAGACGGTGAAAGAAGTTATAACCCATTAGAAGTTAGAGTACCTAGAATTGAGTTTGTTAGTTGTTGGGATTTCTACCCAGACCCCGGAGCTACTAGCATTGAAGAGTGTGAGTATGTTATTCACAGACACAAACTAAACAAATCTCAACTTAGACAACTTCGTAACATGCCTTACTTTGATGAGGATGCTATACGTAATTGTTTACAGATGGGTGCAAACTACGAAGAGAAAAGCTTTGAGTCACATTTAAAAGATGATGCAAGAAGCGATGAAGACTATCAAACAAACTTTGAAGTTCTTGAATACTGGGGAATCATGGATGCAGAGTATGCACGTGAAGTCGGTATAGAACTTGCAGATGATATTGATGATCTAGATGAAGTTCAAGTTAATGCTTGGGTATGTGGTAATAGTTTATTAAGAGCAGTGGTCAATCCATTTACTCCTTATAGATTACCATACCACGCTTTCCCATACGAAAGAAATCCTTATAACTTCTTCGGTATTGGTGTAGCTGAGAACATGGATGATAGCCAACAGATTATGAACGGTCATGCACGTATGGCTGTAGATAACCTAGCAATGGCTGGGTCTTTGGTGTTTGATGTAGATGAGTCTGCTTTAGTTGGTGGGCAATCTATGGAAATATATCCGGGTAAGATATTCAGAAGACAAGCTGGTATGCCCGGACAAGCTATACATGGTTTAAAGTTTCCTAACACAGCACCAGAAAACATGATGATGTTTGACAAGTTTAGACAACTTGCAGACGAACAAACTGGCATACCTAGTTATTCACATGGACAAACAGGTGTACAAAGTATGACAAGGACTGCTTCAGGTATGTCTATGTTATTAGGTGCATCAAGTTTAAATATTAAAACAGTTGTTAAAAACCTTGATGACTTTTTATTAAGACCTCTGGGAGAAGCTTTCTTTCAATGGAACATGCAGTTCTTTGAAGGTGGTCTAGATGTCAAAGGTGATTTAGAAGTTAAAGCTACTGGAACAAACAGCTTGATGCAGAAAGAAGTACGAAGTCAAAGACTAACTACATTCTTACAAACTGTACAAAATCCTGCTGTTGCTCCATTTGTTAAGATTTCTAAACTAATTAGTGAACTTGCTTATAGCTTAGACTTAGACCCAGATGAGGTTTTAAACGACCCTGAAGAAGCAGCTATCATGGCACAAATTATAGGAATGCAAAATGTTGGACAAACAACTGGCGAAGAAGCTCAACCCAATAGTCAACAACCCGGGGGTATGGGAAGTCTTGCAGGAACACCTGCACAACCTCAAGACCTTGGACCTACAGGCACTGGCGGTGGCAACATCGGAATCGGAAATGTTCCGGTTGCAGGGGAAGATCAATTCTCTGGTACGCCTAGAGCAGTTGCCGGAGCAGGTTAAGGAAGCAATAAACAGAAAAGAGGAAGTATGAAAAACCCACTACACCATGATTTACATAAAGAATTTGTAGAAAGTAATGATAAGTTTATAGCTGACAATGCACGATTATCTTTAGAAGAAGTTAAAATGCCTAAAGGTAGGGATCGTTTTATTGAAGAAAATATTCAAACTAAAGTTGATGTAGCAGAAAATTTTGGTCTTACTCAGTTCAATAACGAGTATTATAGAAACCAAATTAAGATAAAGGCTAGAGAAATAGTAGAAAATAAAAATCCTTTATTAGGTACACGACAAATTCAAAATAAAGGTGGAATATTAGCGTCTGATCTTGAAAGATATGGATACGAAGAAGGTGGAGAAACTCATACAATGCCTGATGGGACTGTAATGCCCGGTGCTACACACGAAGATTACGAAATGATGATGGATGAACCAGCTTCTCTTCCTGAAGAGCAAGAACAAGATATTATTCCTGATAATGAGATGGAAGATGAATATCTAGACTTCATACTTGATGAAGCTCTTGACGAAGAAGAAGAAGATTTTTTAATGAATATATTACAGGGCAACGAAAGACTATCAATTATATTTGATAAAGTTGTAGACGTTGCTCAAGAATTTGCTGGGTCTGGTCCTGTTGAAGGACCGGGTTCAGGAGTCTCTGACAGTATACCCGCAAGGTTATCTGACGGAGAATTTGTCTTTACTGCTAAAGCTGTAGACGAAATCGGAGCTGATAATTTAATGGCGATGATGAAAGATGCAGAAATGAAAGCAGATGATAGACAAGGTTTAGCTGAAGGTGGTCAACCTGAAGAAGAAGAAACTGTTGAAATGGAGGTTGAAAAACCTGCATCTAAACAGGACATTAGAGTAGTGAAAACTACTGTAGATAACGGTGGTAAAGGATTATTAGATGAAGATGAGATATCTAAAAGTATTAAATCTAAAATGATGCTTGACAACCGAACTGGAAGACACGTCCAAAGCTAAACAAACTTAACGGTAGGGCTACCTTATGTCATAAGCACCCTATCATTTTATAAACCGAAAGGCTACCTTTACATACAAGCCCTCTAGTCGACATAGAGCTACCTTGTGAACGAAGCCCCCGTAGGAGAAGAATATGACTACAGAAGTACAAGAGGAAAATGCCAATCCTTACAACATGAACAAATCATGGCATAAAGAAGACGAAATAGGTTTCCAAGATGCAGACGGAGTTTTTTTCGAAAAGCCCAAAGCAAAAAAGGAAGCTGACATAGAAGAACCTGTAGAACAGGTAGCTAAAGAGGAGACTCCAAAGGACGAACCTTACAAGCGACCAGACTATAAGAAACGCTATGATGACTTGAAAAAGCATTATGACTCTAAGTTAAATGAATTTAAGTCTAGAGAACAAGAGTTACTAGAAGAAGCTGCTCAAAACAGACAAAGCTACAAAGCTCCTAAATCTCCAGAAGAACTTGAAAAGTTTAAAACAGAGTATCCTGATGTTTACGAAGTTGTAGAAACTGTTTCTCATTTACAATCGGAAGAGCAATCTAAAGATTTAAAAGAAAAGATTCAAAGACTACAAGAACGTGAGACAGAGTTAGTTCGTAAAGATGCTGAAAAGCGATTGACGGATAAGCATCCTGATTTTGAAGATATTCGCAACAGCGATGATTTTCATGATTGGGCTAAAGAGCAGCCTAAGTCTATCCAAGATTGGGTATACAATAACGCTGACGATGCTGACCTAGCTTCAAGAGCTTTAGATTTGTTTAAGAAAGATATTGGTATGGATGTTGCACCGAAGAAGTCACGTTCTAAACAGACCAAGAAATCTGCTGCTGATATGGTTTCCACTAAAACAACTAGTGTAGAACCACAGCAAGAGAAAGTTTGGTCTGAAAGGGAAATTGCAAAAATGTCTATGGCTGAATTTGATAAGCACGAAGCTGAAATAAGTGATGCTATGCAAAAAGGCAGGATTGCAAAATAATTAACTATTAATTTACAAACTTAGGAGAATATCACATGGCTCAATATTTTGAACCCGGAACTGATACCGATGCTAACTTTGCAAACTCTGTTGCAGGACAGACTAATAGTTTCTTTTTACCTTCGGTTTACTCTAAAAAGGTTCTAAACTTCTTTAGAAAATCGTCTGTTATCGAAGCTATTACTAACACCGACTATGCTGGTGAGATTACTGCTTACGGAGACTCTGTAAAGATTATCAAAGAACCCGTTATCTCTGTGTCAGATTACACAAGAGGTAGCGATACTACTGCCACAAAACTAACAGACCAAGAGACTACTCTTGTTGTTGATAGTGCTAAAGCTTTCAAATTCATCGTAGATGATATTGAGACTAAAATGTCACACGTCAACTTCAAAGAAGTAGCTTCAAGCTCTGCTGCATATGCATTGAAAGATTCATATGATGCTGCTGTTTTAGCTGTTATGTTTGCTGGTTTGTCTGCTTCTTCACCAAACCACGTGTTAGGTGCTGATAGTGCTACTGATTTAGGAGCAGGAGTCTTTGATGGCTCTGGTGCTGCTGACTTAGGAAGTGGTGGTTCTGAAACAGACCCACTAGACCTTATGGCTAGAATGTCAAGACTATTAGATGAACAGAACGTACCTGAAGAAGGTCGTTGGTTTGTTGCAAGTCCTGACTTCTACGAAGTTCTAGGACAATCTAGTTCTAAATTGTTGTCAGTAGACTACAATGGTGGACAAGGCTCAATCAGAAATGGTTTAGTATCAAGTGGAAAACTTCGTGGATTTAGTATGTATAAATCAAACAATATTGCTGCAACATCTAATGCTGCTGGTAAATGTTTGGCTGGACATATTTCATCTACAGCTACTGCTCAATCGATAACATCAACTGAGGTCCTTAGAGACCCTAGTTCTTTCGGTGATATCGTTAGAGGATTGCATGTCTATGGTGCGAAAGTACTTAGAGACGAAGCAATTGTAGGTGCTTTCTACGGCATTGACTAATGTCAACTTGGGGGAGTCTTCGGACTCCTCCTCTTTTTAAGGATTATAAATGGCAACAACATACTTAGATTTAACCAATGAAGTACTTAGAGAACTTAATGAAATACCATTAACTTCTGCAAACTTTTCAAGTGCTGTAGGACTTCAGCAGTTTGTCAAGGATGCCATTAACAAGTCTATATTCGATATAGCAAATGAAGAACCCCAGTTACCATTTTTTGCAGTAGGCGAAAGTGGTGCAACTGACCCCTTCTATGGAAACGTGACCGTAGCAACAGTAGCTGGTACTAGATGGTACGAGTTAAAAGCAAGTAGCTCAAGCGTTCAAGACGATTACGCTTCAATAGACTGGGATGATTTTTATTTAACCACTATTAGTGTTAGTGGTGAATCAGCTCCTTATGTCTCAAAAGGATTAAAGTTTTTAAGCTTAACTGATTGGAAAAGATATTATAGAGACAGCGAAAACGAAGACGATGCAAATGCTCAAACATATGGTGAGCCAAGATTTGTAATTAAATCACCAGATAATAGAAAGTTTGGTTTAAGCCCACTTCCTGATAAAGTGTATAACATACATTTTTATGCATTTGAAAAACCTACAGCTTTATCAGCACA